GCCAAGCCAAGTACTCTACAGCCTCCTAGGCACCATCGTAGAGGAAGGCCGTCGCTTCGCCTCTGCGGCTGATTTGCAGGTCTCTGACATGTCGGGCCAAGCCCCTGTCGGCACCACACTGGCGATCCTTGAGCGCACGCTCAAGACTATGTCGGCTATTCAGGCACGCATCCACTATTCGATGAAGCAGGAGTTCAAGCTCCTCAAAGTTATCATCGCGGATTATACGCCGGAAGAATATAGTTACGAGCCGGAAGAAGGTAGCCGCAGGGCCAAGAAATCTGACTATGACATGGTCACGGTCATCCCTGTTAGCGACCCTAACGCTGCGACGATGGCACAGAAAATTGTGCAATATCAAGCAGTTCTGCAACTCGCACAAGGCGCACCGCAGCTTTACGATATGCCGTACCTGCATCGCCAGATGCTTGAGGTGCTCGGGATCAAGAACGCCGAGAAGCTCGTACCGCTCAAGGACGGTGACGACATGAAGCCGCGTGATCCTGTGTCTGAGAACATGGACGTCATCAACGGTAAGCCGGTCAAGGCGTTTATCTACCAAGACCATGAAGCACATATTCAGGTGCACATGAACGCGATGCAAGACCCCAAGGTCGCGCAGCTTATGGGCCAGAACCCCAACGCGCAGGCCATGCAGGCCGCTATGCAGGCACATATAGCCGAACACTTGGCCTTCGAGTATCGTCGTCAGGTCGAAGAGCAGGCCGGTGTGCCGTTGCCTCCGCCAAATGCCGAGATGAACGAAGACACAGAGCTTGCGATCTCTCGTCTGGCTGCCGCTGCCTCGTCGCAGTTGCTTCAGAAGAACCAAGCCGAAGCTCAACAGCAGCAGAACCAGCAGATGCAGCAGGACCCAATCGTCCAAATGCAGATGCAGGAGCTTGAGATTAAGAAGGGCGAACTCGACCTCAAGAAGCAGAAGATGCAGATTGACGCCGCTGAGAAAAACGACCGTCTCGAACTTGAGCAGATGCGTATCGAGTCACAAGAAGAGATAGCTGGCCTAAACGTCGGCGCGAAACTTGCCACTTCCAGAAGTCAAATGGAAGCTAAGCAGGAAGAAGCAGGGCTACGTATGGGTATAGAAATTTCCCGTGAAGCCTTGCAAAGTCAACAACCCCCTGTTTCCCCAACTCAGCAACCAAAGGAAAATGAATGAGTAACGATGTCCTAAAACACATTGCCGATAAAATCCAAGAGGAAATCAAAGTCATGGGCGACGACCTTGCTCGTGGCGGTGCTAAGGATCACGGCGATTACAAATATGCCTGCGGGATTATCCGTGGCTTGATGATGGCGACCAGCATCCTCGCGGATACTGCGCAGCGGTTGGAGAACGACGATGACTGATCTCGTTGACCTTACTGGCCGTCCCATCCCTAAAGTGGGCGCTGCTCCCGAGCTTGCTTTTGAAGATCGGGCTAAGCAACTTCCTGAGCCTTCTGGGTATCGCATCCTGTGCGCTATCCCTGAGATCGAGAAGACCACTGAGGGCGGCATCATCAAAGCGGATATTACCCTCCACCACGAGGAACTGCTCGCCACAGTGCTCTATGCCGCAAAGCTCGGTCCGGACTGCTATGCTGACGAGAAACGCTTCCCAAGCGGTCCTTGGTGCAAGGAAGGTGATTTCATTCTTGTGCGTCCACACGCGGGCACACGTATCGTAATTCATGGTCGTCAATTCCGTATCATTAACGATGATGCGGTTGAAGGTATCGTGGAAGACCCTCGCGGGATTTCTCGCGGGTAAAAACGGGCAACCGTACAAAGGAGAAGTAATATGGCAGATGAGCCAAATGATGACTTCCAGTGGGAAGTCGAAGACGAAGCCCCTGTTTCTGAAGATAATAGCCCTGATATCGAGGTCGAAGACGATACTCCCGAGGCAGATCGTGGGCGCGAGCCTATGCCGAAAGAAATCGTCGATGAGTTAGAAGCGGACGAACTGGGGGAATACTCCGAGAAAGTCCGCAATCGCTACAAGCAGATGAAGAAGGTCTGGCACGACGAGCGCCGTGAGAAAGAGCGTGTCATGCGTGAGCAGACAGAGGCTCTTAACGCTGCACAGCGACTTCTCGAAGAGAACCGTAGGTTGAAGAATACGCTAGCACAGGGCGAACAGTCCCTTATGGGTAGCTACAGACAAACTGCGGATTTTGAACTTAGCGAAGCACGCCGTGAGTACCGCGATGCTTACGAAGCTGGTGATACGGAGCGCGTTATTGACGCCCAAGAAAAGCTAAATAAAGCGTCGTATAAGATACAACAGCTTGAAAATTATATACCTACTTTACAGCAGGAATATAACGAGGTAGAGATACCGCAACAGCAGGTGCAAATTCCGACACCTGACCCTAAAACTATGGCGTGGCAAGAGCGCAATACGTGGTGGGGCACAGATACGGAAATGACTGCGTCTGCTCTTGGGCTTCACCAGAAGCTTACAAATGAACGTGGTCCGCAGTTTGTGGGCACCGACGAATATTGGGGCGTAATCGACACAACGATGCGCCGACGCTTCCCTGAATATTTTGGGGAGGAGTCCAAAGCGACCGAAGGCACTGCGAAGGCTCAACGCGCCTCAAAGCCTGCCAATGTAGTCGCACCAGCTTCCCGAAGTACGTCCTCCAAAAAGATTGTACTTAAACAGTCTCAGCTATCAATAGCTAAGAAACTGGGCTTAACCCCCGAGCAATATGCTCGTGAATTTGCGAAGATGGAGCGTTAAAATGGCAGAAACTAGAATAGCACGTGAGCATGAAGATCGTATAAGCACGAAGCGACCTGAGTCGTGGGCACCAGCAGCAGGGCTTCCTGAGCCTGAACGCCAGCCCGGGTACTCGTATAAGTGGATTCGCACTTCTATGATGGAGCAGTCAGACGCCAAAAACGTCTCAGCCAAGTTCCGCGAGGGATGGGAACCGGTACGGATTGAAGAGCAGCCCAAGCTCAGCTTTCTATCCGATCCTAACAGCCGCTTTAAGGACAACATTGAAATGGGCGGGTTGTTGCTTTGCAAAATCCCGACTGAGTTTATGGTTCAACGTAAGCGTTATTACGCTGACAAGAACCGTGCCCAGATCGAGTCTGTAGATAACAACTTCATGAGAGAGAACGACGCTCGTATGCCTCTCTTCCGCGAGAAGAAGTCATCGACGTCATTTGGTAGAGGCAAATAAGCTAGGAGCTTAGAAACATGACGTATCCTTCTGTTGATAGCCCATACGGGCTTATCCCGATCAATTTGATCGGTGGACAGGTGTTTGCGGGTGCCACACGCCAGATTCCTATTGCGACCAATTCTTCAACAGCCATTTTTTATGGTGACGTTGTTCGGTTGGCCGACACGGGTACTTTGGCTAAGGACACCGGCACAACTGCCGCCACGCCAGTCGGCGTGTTCCTTGGTTGCTCGTACACCGATCCGGTGTTCGGGAAAACCTTCCGTCAGTACTACCCCGGTACGACGAACATCTCCGACGTTGTTGCATACGTGCAAGACGATCCGGACGCTCTGTTCAAGTGTGCCGTTGTGACGGCCTTTAACTCGACCACGGTCAGCTATGTAAACCGTACTTCGGTTGGTAACAACGCTGTTCTGGCCCAGAACACAGGCTCGACCATTACTGGCAACTCAAAAGTCGGTATTACTGCCGCAACCAACACTACCTCCACGTGGCCGGTTCGCGTTATTGATGTTGTTCCTGAAACCGCTCTGGCAGGTAACCCCGGTTCTTATACCGAAGTTATCGTCAAGTGGAATCAAGGCATGCACCAGTACCTCAACCCCACTGGCGTATAAGGAGACTGACTAATGGCAATTTCACGCGCACAACTCCTCAAGGAGCTATTGCCCGGTCTGAACGCTTTGTTTGGTCTGGAATACGCACGCTACGGCGAAGAGCACAAAGAGATTTTCGAAACCGAAAGCTCTGAGCGTTCGTTCGAAGAAGAAACGAAGCTGTCGGGTTTCTCCGCTGCTCCGGTCAAGAACGAAGGTTCTGCTATCGCCTATGACAACGCGCAGGAAGTCTTCACTGCTCGCTATAACCACGAAACGATTGCCCTCGGGTTCTCGCTCACGGAAGAAGCGATTGAAGATAACTTATACGACTCTTTGTCGTCGCGTTACACAAAGGCTTTGGCTCGGGCCATGGCGTACACCAAGCAGACTAAGGCTGCTGCAATCCTGAACAATGGCTTCGACTCCGACTATGCCGGTGGCGATGGTCAACCGTTGTTCTCGAACGCTCACCCTCTCGTCTCTGGTGGCACCAACTCGAACATCCCAACCACTGCTGCTGATTTGAATGAAACGTCGCTTGAAGCGGCTGTCATTCAGATTGCTGCATGGACGGATGAACGTGGCCTGCTCATCGCGGCTAAACCGCGTAAGCTGGTAGTTCCGCCAAGCCTGATGTTTGTTGCAACACGCCTCCTCGAAACCGAACTTCGCGTTTCGACGGCTGACAACGACATCAACGCGATTAAGTCGAATGGCTCGATCCCAGAAGGTTACACCGTTAACCACTTCTTGACCGACACGGATGCGTGGTTCTTGACCACCGACGTGCCAAATGGCCTGAAGCACTTCGTTCGTACGCCTATGCAAAACAGCATGGACGGTGACTTTGATACGGGCAACGTCCGTTACAAGGCTCGCGAGCGTTACAGCTTCGGCTGGTCCGATCCACTCGGCATGTACGGTTCCGAAGGCGCTGCCTAAGGAAACAGGGGGAGGGGAAGTGGGAAACTGCTTCCCCTCTTTTCTTTTAGGTGTTATACCTAACGCATCTAGGTGATTAATTCGTACCGACTGCCCTAGCAGACATAGTAGAGACGGTATGAACAAGTGCTACTACACGGAGATTTATAATGGCTAACACAACTTTCAATGGTCCAGTCCGTTCTGAAAACGGCTTCCAGACCGTTTCGATTGACCAATCGACCGGCACTGTAACCACGACCGCCACCTTTGGCGCTGCTACGTCGGTTACTTCTTTAGCTGCTACAGGCAACATCACTGCTGACAGCGCTACTGCGCTTGTCGCTGGCGGTGCATCTGCATTCATCGCAACCAACACGGCTGTTGGTATGGGTGTGTATATTGGTTCGGGCGCTCCGACCGTGGCTGCTGCCAAGGGTTCGATCTATCTGCGCAGCGATGGCTCGTCTACTTCGACACGCCTTTACGTTTCGGACGGTAGCACCACTTGGATTGCCGTAACTACTGCATCGTAATCGGTAACAACCTCTAAGAAGGAGAATACTGATGGGTATGCAATATGATGTCAAATCTATCCACGCCGCTACCAGCGGCCTTCTGGTTGGATACCGCACGCGGTTGAAGGGGGCGGTTATCTTCCCCCTCGTTACTGCTACGCGCTATTCAGCATTTGTTGACGATGTTTCGGTAACCGGCACATATGCTCGGTCCACTACCACAGCCACGATAACCGCAACCAACCACGGTCTTTCGACTGGGCAGTGGGCCTACCTTGACTGGGATTTAGGGGATGACCCATACCTAGTCACTGTAACTGATGCCAACACCTTCACTGTGGCCGTACCTAATAGCGGTGGCACCAGCGGTGCTGTTGTCGTGTGGCCTCGGATGCTGCTTCAAGCGGACTCGCAGAACGCTACGGCGTACAGCATTGTTATTCCCGGCGAAGGTATCTTGGCAGAGAATGGTATCCGGGCGTTTACCGACGCCAATGTCCACGCCACTGTTTTCTACGGGTGATATATGCAAGCACAAAAAGGTTACGATTTAGCCGGTAAGAGCATCTTCATTGCTCTGCCTGCCTACGACTTCAAGGTCTCCTTGAAGCTGGCGGTTTCGCTGGCTCGGTTCACACAGGTGTCCGGCCAACATGGCATCTCAGTCCAGATCGGCTCGATCTGCGGCTGCTCTGTCGTTTCCCGCGCTCGTAACCTGCTTGTCCAAGACATGCTGGAATCCACCTGCGACTATTTGCTCTTCATCGACAGCGACATCAACTTTGAGCCGGAGCATATTTTCCGTCTTATGGCTTGGGGTAGCGATCCGAAGAAGGGCATCGTCGCAGGTGTTCCACGCACACGTAGCGAAAATAAGGTCTACATCGCTGACCTTGATTATGACGAGAACCATGAGCTTACC